CCTCGTGCGTTTTATTATTTATTTTTTGATTATAGTACCACTCGGCAATTAAATTATGCTCTGTAACCCATCCATGATGTCCTTCGCTTGAATTACACGAATAGATCCAATTATAGTTATCATTATTGTAAAAAGATTTTCTATAAAATGGCATCATTGAATCTCCTTCTTTCAAATCCTCTACTTTACAATATACCCCATCTCGTTTTAAAAATCTATGACCATAGGTTGCAATAATAAAACTATTATTATCAAATGTTATTTTATAGGTCATTTCATCTCTTGTATAATGGGCATTCCTGGCTTTTGCAGGAACAACCTTTTTAAGATTATGATCATATGAATAAACAATAAATTCATAATCTCTACCTTTATCAGATAAATCCTTTATTGATATAAATCCGTTTGGAGTAGCTATTTTAGTTAACTCACTGATACTGAACTCCATACTCTCATAATCATAATATGCCGACAGTCTGTTAGGTTCATAATAAACAGACTGATTATAGAGGGACATATCAAGCTTTGACCACTTATCTGCAATATATTGACTTTGTTGCGCTTGTAGTTTGGCTTTTTCAAAATCGGTTCTGCTATCGGTCTTTAGTAACTCAGTTTTATCAAACTCAAAAGCTAGCGGCGGTTTCTCGCTTGATCCTTGAAAACCAAACGCTTTTGTTAGTCTTTGATAAATTGTTAAAGGTCGTTTTTCCATGCATATAAATATTGATTATAATATAAAGATTTTTTTTGTTATTTAAAAGCCTATTTATCTTTATCCAATCCTCCAAATAACCAAGCATACTTTTTATACATATTTTTTCTATCAAGCATTATTTGATTCTGAAATAATGGATTTTCAATCGGCACCTTTCCATTAGCGTCTATGGCGCCTAACGGATCAAAAGCTCGGCCATAGGAGTAAAATGATTTATTAGGTTCATAGGATCTTTCCGATAACATCCAAGATTCCATCATTGATTTATTTATTGCATTATTTCTTTCTAGCTGATTAAAACAAGTATCGCCAGCATATAATGCAATTGATATACTCATAATAGAATCATCGTGAGTTCCTTTCATATGATCGGGCCTACCATTAATAAAAACGAATGTATTAAATTCATTTGCTAATCTTAATGATTTAACGATAAATCCGTGTCTTACTTGTTCTTCAAGAGAGGCAACAATTTGTGTTCTTTTATTATTAAAATTAATGCCAGGAATTTTTTCCACCATTTTAGCATCATATTCCCACACATTTTGCGTATTAATCCCGTCAATAAACAAATTCTTATATTGCATTTCTTGAAGCTTTCTTGATGTTGCAACGCCCATTCCTCCAGTTATATCAACCACAATAAAACAGTTATATAATATACCCCATTTATATGCTATAGCAGCTAAATCATCTGGCGGCATTTTTCCAACATATTCAAGAACTTGTTCTCTATCATCAAAATCTATTATATTAATAGCAGAATAATCTTCACTATCTCCTCTTGACACATCAACACCCATAATATAACGATGGCCCTGAACTGGATCTTTCCATTGCCACATTTGCCCCATCATATACTTTTCTTTGGGCTCTCTAACCATTTCTTCGATGATCTTTTTTCGAACATCTAAAGGAATAACATTATCGCCAGATCCAAGAAAATCACATTCCAATTCTTGGCTAATACGTCGTTTATCATATTTGAATTTTTTAGCCATACCTTCAAACCATGGTGAATATGGCTTATATCCTTTTTCAATTAATTCTTCATAAGTATTCGGATCAGCATCGCGAATAACTATTTCATCATCATTATATTCTGCTCGATTTAGCATATAATGAACAATATCGCCAACTTTAATCCAGCTTAAATTTTTTGAGTATCTAGGATCTCTATACCATTTCAATTCTGTTATATGAAAATTATTATCTCCACGAACAGATTGTTCATAAATCCCATAATATATTGGATCATATCCATTTGGTGTGGATATTAAAATAACCTTACCGCCAGTTGAAAGAGAAGCCATACAAGCTGCCCAGAAATCTTCGCCTGCTTCAATATAAGCCGCCTCATCAAAAATTAGAATTGTTGGAGTGTAACCACGAAGAGCGTCTCTGGATGTTGCAACAGCTTTCACTTCACATCCATTATTTAATCTAAACCTACTTTCTGAATTCTTAGATTGGGAAAACCCAACATTAATCCAATCAGGCCATTGTTCAATAAAATGTCTGATTTTATCGGCCATTTCAACAGCTGTGTCTCTTTTATTCGCAACAATTAAAACTTTTTCTGGTTTTTCAGGTTTTGCTATTTGTAATTTTTTAGAAATCCAAGCGGCAGTTACAGTTGTAACGCCAGCTTGTCTGTATTTTCTGGTTATATTTTCATTATAATCTTCATAGTCTCTTACTAATTGAGTTTGATCGGGAAATAAGTCTAAAGGGACATATCGGCTCTGAGTATTATCATAAGTCTGTAAATATGTTTTTAATGCATATGGAGTATCTTTAATAATACGAGCATATTCTTTAAGTTGTTCAATTCGAGTATCCATGCTTATAAATACAAAAAACTGGATTTAAATCCAGTTTTTATTATTCTTAGTTGGGGTTTCCGATCCCCAAATTTCTGAGAATATCATTTATGCCGCCATCATCTTCGGGCGGCGGCGCTGCTCTTTTTTGCTCGTATCTTTGTTTCATATTTCTAGCTTGAGTAAATATTTCTCTAAATGCATTCTTAGCAACTATTTTGTCTCTTTCATCCTGAGAAACAACATTACTAATAAGATTAAGAAATGGAATCGGTTTAATTTCATAAAGAATTTTATAAAAGAACGGTTTTATGCCATAATTTTCATCATCAAACATTTCATTAGGTAAACATTCTCTAATACGATCAACAAGTTCAGGGCCAATTCTTAATGACATAGCTTCGTTGGGTAACGTATCGGCTTGACCTATTACGGCATTAGCTATGTCTGGTTCGTCAGAATATCCAAATTTACCAAGAGCCTCTTCGATTCCTTTTATTACTTCATGGCATAATATCGGAAATAAAATGCCACGAGCACTAATATTATGTTCACTAACTTCGTGTCCTTGTAGTTCTTCTCCACCAGCTTCTCCACCTTCATCTTCACCCCCTCCGCCTTCATTTCCTTCAGGAGGCTTATTGCCCGTAAGATCTTCTCTACCGCCAATACCTTGACCACTTCTGGACATCATATCAATTAGGCTATCCATTGTAAAATAAAAATAATCATTTATAGCCATTAATTTTAAATAATAACCATAAAGATTGGGGTCCATTTCGTCTAATTTTGCTTTTATTTCAGGATCTTGAAAAATATAATGACCCTTTTTGGCTGCTCCCTGTATAATTCCATTTATAATATTTCTTTTATGTACTTCTAATTCAAATCTTTCATCTTTTGTTAAAATATTAGGATCAAATCTCTCTTCATTACCTTCTTCTCCACCTTCCTGACCTTCTTCTCCGCCTTCCTGACCCTGTTGCCCAAATTGTGGTTTTGGTTTAGGAGCAAGCTGAAATTTCTCAGCGCCAATTCCTTCTACGGCCCCTGTTAATTTAGCATCTATATTATACTTTCCCTCTGGGGTTTCTGTCATTTTAAGCGCAGATTGAACCGCTAATTCTTCTAGTTCTTCAGTAAATCGAAGTTCTATTGATTTAGCATTCATTGTTGAGGTTTGAAATTCACGCATAATCATTTCTTGAACATATCTAGGCGTAAGATCAGGCTGATTTATTGCTCCTCTTAACTTATCAACAACTTTTTTGAATCTATCTGACGCTAATCTTTGTACATCTAATGATCCGCCAGGCATTGCGGGATTTGTGCCATAAAGATTTTTTTCTGGATCACTTATTCTTCTTTCCGTGCCTGGGTCCATCCTTTCAGGATAATCGCCATAGTCTATTTGTTCTCTAATTTTTTTTGACATATTCTATCGTAGCATTTTCTTCATCAAATCAATGATTTTATCTTTCGCTTCTTTTGCTGAAATATGTTGTTTTTCTCTGGCTTTTGGACCTGGATCAATTCCTGGATGCGGATCTCTAAATGGATCATCAGGATCAACGCCAGGCTCAGTTTTAGGTCTTGCAGGAATGACATCGGGATCAACCTCCGTTTCTTTTGGACGCGGTGCAGTTTGTGGAGATCCTTGCGATGCAGATGGCTCCATAACATCAACATCATCGTCATCTTTCCATAACTTTGTTTGTTCGGTTAATTTAATATTAATTAACTCCATAATTTCGCCCTTTGATGTAAATGGATGAACATTTTTTTCAACTATTTTATTAACCCACTCTTTTAAATTTTTATCTTTATTTGAGATTATTTTTTCCGTACTTTCAGGAAGTTTACCATCGTTTAATTTTTTAATTAATCTCGTATAATCACCATATTCTTTACCATCTTTAATGGCTGCTCTAATTTTTGCCTCCGCGCCTTTAATGGCTTTCTCTTTATCACTATAATCTTTCTTTTCGGCCCCCAATTTAAGATCTTCTTTCATTTCGCCTTCATATGTTGCAAAAATTTTCTTTTGTTGTTTTGCCGCATTTATGCTAGTCTGGTCTGTTTTTGGTATATTAATAATAGATGGCGAATTAGCTGAAGGTGTTGTGGCTGCTGATGATGCGGTATATGTACTATATTGTTCCGAAAGCATTCTTTCAGCCAATATTCCAAGTTGTTTATCGTTCATATTAACTAATGTTTTTTCAGTTAGTCCTTCTTTCATTAGTCTTGTAATTATTTTTTTTCTATTCATGGAAGTTTATATTTTATTTCATCATTTATTAGTCTAAGTCCTTTGGTTATTAACTTATCTGTTACACTTTCTAACGGATCGCCAAAATGGAAGCAAATTCTTGGAAATTTTTCATTTTTTTCCATATCATATTTTTCCCATCCTAAAGCCACGACGCCATCAATAGCATCAATCATTCCAAAATAATCAGAATTTTGAACAAGTTCTAGTTCTAAATCTGAATTTTTTAATAGTCCCACTAAATCTATAGCCTCAATCTTTGGAGGAAATGATCTCCCTGATGAGGGTATTATAAACCATTCGTTTTCTATTTCTAATGTGTCATTATCATTATAGGCAGATATCAATTCTTTACCAAAAATAAACTCATACTGCCTTTGTCCTTTATAATCCTTTCCAAGTTCGTTGATGTATATCAAATACATTATTCACTAAAATATTTACTTAATGTTTCTCTAACACTTCCATTAACTGCATTGGTTAATTCATCAATATCAACTTCTTTTATTTTTTCTTCTTCTGTTGATGGTTCTACTGATTCGCCAGACATAAATTCATCGACTTCCTCATCATCTTTTTTTTCAAGATCAGGATCAAGTTCATCACTTGAACTATCATCATCGTCATCCATTCCTTCTCTTTCTTTTGAAATATCATGATGCGCAGCTTCTGCCGCTTTGTAATCTTCGGGGCCTATTGTAAATGTTTCATCCTCATCCTCATCATCATCAGATGGAGTAAAACTATCATCGTCAAACGGATTATTGATTAATTCCTCCAATGCGCTCATTCCATCAACCATACTAGATCCAGCTATTCCAGGTACTCCATCAGCCTCTCCCACTTCACTTTCTTCAGCAGGAACGGGCGTTTGATCATTTGGAACACCTGTATCTGGCAATTCTTCACCCTCATCTTCTTCATCCTCAAGTTTAGATAGAATTTCTTCTTTATCTGTTTCTTCCAATTTATCAAGATCAACAGCAGCTAAAACCATATTTAACACATACTTAATGTCTTTACTTTCAAGTTTATCCTGATAAGTGCTTAATTTTTGAGTGAGCTTACCAGTCATTTTTTGAATAATTTTTAAATAATTTTGAGCATCATCTTCAGGAGTTTCACTGCCCGTTTCATCTGGCAATGGAGGTAAATTGTCTTCGGGAGCAGGAGGCGGAGCATTGCCTTCTGGCGCGGCTGGCGGTGGCGGTAATTCATTTGTGGGCATTGGAACTGGCGCCTCCGCCTGTGAAACTGGTTTAGGCTGTTTTAAGATATATTTTGTGGCTTCTTGTAAATTTTCCTGTTCAATTAAGAAATCGCATTTTTTAAGAGCTTCCCCATATGATGAAAACTTATTTTTATTTTTCATATATAGACCGCCAATGTAATCTAATGAATTTTCATCAAGGCCCCTTTTAACATAATATCCATCTTTTTCTTTGACGATACCATAAACGCCTGTAGCTGATTCTTTAATAACTTCAGATGGTTTTACTGAGTCATCTGATGAGTTATAATATGTGAGTTCGAGAATTCGTTTTAATTTCGCATCCCCAGTTAATTTCTCACTCCCAATTGGTTTTAATTCTCCCATTTTGATAATGTTAAATATAAATTATTCTTAGCAATAAATACAACTATAAGTTGAAAAAATATTGTTTATTGTTATCTTATAGACATTTTATAATTGTAGTTTAGATTCAAAAGAGCCCCTCATCTTCAATATCAATATATGCTTTTGGCTTAATTCCTTCTTTATAATATGATTTAATTCCGTTAATTATATAATCTTCAGGCGTGTCATCCTCATATTCAACATATGCGTCTTCATTCATTTCAACAATAACTTTTCCATTTTGTTGTTTTATTATTTGACGCAATATTTCAAATTGCTGTTGCGTCGGTATTTGATGCATATCAATTGAACGAGATTCTGGAAGATATCGAATAAATCCCATATCCATCACGGCATACATTCCCCGCGATGCACTATTTTTCCATTTATCACTTTCATATTCTCCTAAATCTATATCAAGAGTGTCTAATATATATCCAATATTTCTATGATCTAGAACACGAGATCCTAATCCTTCACCAAAATTTAATAAATATCCATTTGGCGTTATAAATCCTGTATTATGAAATGAATGCGTCTCTCCATAATGTTGTAGTGCGGCTTTCTCTACTCGTAAAGTATCTTTATAATTGAAATCAACAGATTGATGAGATTCATTTAACTTTTTTTTTTCGTTCACAGATAATTTTCTATCTGTTAGTTCCTTTTTAAGTTTGAGCAATTTTTCAATATAACCATTTCTTCTAAGCAATTTAAAGGTTAAATTTTCATATGAATATTCTCCGCCATCGTCTAATCCGCTTTGTCTGAATCGTTTTATTTTCTTTTTCACATCTTCAACTTTAGTCTTAGCATCAGGATCGTTTTCTTTTTTCTTAATTAAATCATCAATTATCTTCGCATATTCTTCGCCCTTCTCTAGAATTTTTCTATCATCTATTTTTTGCTTTGATTTTTGCGGCTCAATAATCCATTTATTATTCAATATAGAATATACCCCGCTTGATATGTGTTTTTCTTTTATATCCTGAACATATAATTCGACTTCGTAATTCTTTATTTTTATATCATGAGAAATATTCCAAACGGCTTTTTTAGCATTAAAAAATTCTTTAAGTAAATCTTGTTTATGGCCGCTTTCTTCGTAGTCTATAATGATATGTAAATCAATATCAGAAAATTCAGACCAGTTATAATTTGCTAGGGAGCCAGTTAATACGACATCGTGAGTAAAGAAATCCACCCCCAGAAAATCAATAAAATTATCGGCGATGGATAATAATCTGTCTCTTACAGACTCAATCATTTTATATTGTCCATTAGTTTCTTCAAATATATCTAAAGATAATGAATTTTTAGCATAAAAAGATTTTATTATCTTTTCATCCTGATCTCTATCTTCAGATAATTCATCAACTAAGGATCTGCCAATCATTTAAGCTTCTTATATTTATAATTTTTACTTATATGTTCATTAAAAAATTTACCTTGTGACTCCGACATTCTAAATTTTGTGAAGAGTTCCCAAGGAACTTCATAATACACATAAATACTTTCATTATTGAAAGTGGTGGTTAACATCTTAGTTGACGTATCATACGATGCAAACTTTAAATTAGATGATTTAATAGTAACATTAATCGTGTGACCTGAAATTTGTTCCGAAATAATTGACATAGTTTTAATTTTTAATATAATATACAAAAATTAACGCAAAAAATAAACCCTCAATTTTTGATTGAGGGTGAAATAAACGATACAAATATTATCTTATTATTTTATGATATGTTTTTTAATCACATAATTTATCGCGTCTTCAATTACTTCATTTTTAAGATCATTTTGATATTTTTTTATTATTTCTAATAATTCTTTTATTAATTCTTTTCTTAAAAAATATTCCTTAGCTTTGTCAAATGACGATTCTTTATCCTGTATCCAATTTCCTTTCCAGTCAATATGCTCCTTAATAATATTGTGAAGTTGAGATTCATTAATTTTAATTACCTTCTTCATTTTATTATTTTATTCAAATTTTTAATCCTATCAATTGATTCAATTAATGTTTTTTTATTTTTAACAAATTCCGCCATTTCTGCCACCATACTCTGTTCTTCATCTGATAAATTTGCATCTATATAGCTCATAATGAATTCAATTTCATCAGATATTTTGTTTATATTTTCTGATGATTTTATATTTTGCATACGATGATAAATTGTTCTAAGATATTCTCTAATGCCTTTTTCATCAATACTATTCCTAACGCTTTCAATTTCATCCGCCATTGATTTTATTTCATCTGGCGAACTTGCATTTTTTATACGATGATGAATTGATTTAAGTTTATCCATTGGCGATTCTTCTGGTGCCTCTGGCTCAGATGGTATTTCTGGCGTTGGTTCTGGAATCAATTCAGGCTCTGGCGATTTCCTTATATTAAATCTTTTTTCGGGCTCAGGCTTCACATATCCTGAAGGTAATGGATATCTTTTAGGATCAAGATCATGTAATTTTAATTGAGCTTCAAGCGCCTTATCTTTAGTTGCGTTAAATTTATTTTTCTTTAATATTTCTTTGTATGTCGAAACTGAGTCATCTGGATTTTGTAATTTTTTTTCAATGATATCAATGACAATATTTTTAAGTTCTTGTCTATTCATATGATCATACTTATCAAAAACAAGTTTTTGCATTTCGGCAGCTTCTCTGGAATATCCTTCAGGATTTATAGTATTTTTAGTTCTTAGTCTTCTGAAATTTAAGCCTTGTTTTAACAAAGAAGCCCCACTACTTCCAATAACCTGATTAGTGAAATCCTCTCTTCTTTGGGCGTCATTTCTAAATTCTCCTGGCCAAATATCCCCAAGACCATATTTTTCATTATAAAGAGCCAGGAGTTGGTCTTCTTCATTCCAAAATGGCTTAATTCTCTGGCCGCCAGCCTCATCTATTTCTTTTTGCTCCCGAATCAATTCTTTAAGTATGACATTAAACCCCGATTCAGTTAATCGAATTATTTTTTTCATCTATTAATAAATGAATTAATCGGATTATTTTCTTTTCTTTGATTCGGCCATATTTGCCATTGGATCAACTTTAGGTTCGGCTTCAGGCTCAACTTCGGGCTCAGCTTCTGGTTCTGGCTCGGCCTCTTTAGCTTCGCAAAGCTTGTCAACTAAGTTTCCAATTGTAATCCCCTGTGACATTAATTCTTGAGCCGCGCTCATAAATGCCGCGTAATCGGGCTCTCCACCCTCTTCCCCAGCTTCATCTTCAGGACCGCCAGCCATTTTTTCTTGATCAACGCCAGTCATAAATTGATCTTCTTCTTGTTCTTTAAGAGCCTTCTTAATGATATCATTAAGCTGGGTTTCTGTGATTCTTACTTTCCTTTTCATATTTGTTTTTTATTTGCTATTATTTTTATTTTATCTATTAAATCATTAAGGTGATACCCGCTATCCAATAAAACTTCTACGGATTTTACAAATTTGTGCTCCCAGTGCTCCACATATGCATGCGGTATTTCTTCATTAATAACCTTTTCAATTAAATCATTAAGCTGGGATTCATTGATTTTTACGATTTTTCTCATTTTCTATAATTTTTATTTTTTCTATTAATTCATCAGATTTAATTCCGCTTTGTAATAGTATATCTACCGCCTTATTAAATTTATTCTTCCAATGTTCAACAACCATAGGCGTTATTTTGCCCCCGTCCCCCACTTTCATATATTTTAATATAAATATAATGTAATCAAAAAAAAACTCCCGATATCTTCGGGAGTTTCATTTAATTACTTGATTTCAATAAATCGTTCATTTAATTTCTTCTTGGATCTTGGAATAATAACTTCCAAAATTCCATTTTCTATTTTACCTTCAATGTTTTTATCTTCAGCATCATCAGGTAATCTATATTCTTTTTGAAAGGAAGTAGTAAAGAAGAATGTTTTATCGTCGGTTTCTTTCTTCTCGTGTGAAATTCTAATAATAGAATTGTCAACGCTAATCTTAATGTTTTCCTTTGTGAGGCCAGGAACCGCTATCTGAATACGATAGTCATCCTCATTGGTTACAACATTACTTCTCCGAAATGTTTTATCAACAAAACTTGGAGTTTCATTAAAAAAATCAATCATATCTGAGAAAAAGGGATCTCTCCATAATTTAATTAAGTTGCTCATAATAGTATAATTTAATTTAATTTATTATTTTATAAAACATCACACAAAAATTTTACCAACAATTATTCATAGACAATTTGACATATTATTGCGACAATTTGTCAATTTATATTTTTATTTGGAAATAATAAATATTTGCCTTATATTTGTACCGTAAATTAAATAAACAATTAAAATTTAAAAATTATGGAAAAATTTATGGAAAACTTTCTTATTGGATTGGGAATGATTGTTCTTATCGCTTTTCTTGCACTAATTAGCGGAACAATTGTATATTGGATATGGCCAGTCGCGATTCCAGCCGCTTTTCCTGGATTAGTTGCTTCTGGGGCAATAGCAGGAAAACTAGCTTGGTGGCAATCGGTATGCCTCACATGGATATTTGCTATTTTAATTAAAAGTGCAAATACTGTTACTAATAATAAATAAGAAAACAATACTTATAATATATGCCAAACATAATTCCAGATTTTTTTGCTGAAGAACCCCCAAAGCAAACACAAAAACCCAAAAGGGGAAATTCAACAACGCCCATACTCGATAATTTTTCGAGAGATCTCACTAAATTAGCTGAGGAGGGCAAAATAGATCCAATTATTGGAAGAAACAACGAGGTAAAAAGAATCGCTCAGATTTTATCTCGTAAGAAAAAAAATAATGTTGTTATTGTTGGTGATCCAGGGTGTGGAAAAACAGCATTGGTAGAAAAACTAGCATTAATAATAAATAAAGGAGAATGCCCAAGCAATTTGTTGGATAAACGAATAGTATCTCTTGATTTAACTTCATTAGTTGCAGGAACAAAATATCGTGGACAATTTGAAGAAAGAATTAAAGGTATTTTAGTTGAATTACAAGATAATCCTGATGTGGTAATATTCATTGATGAATTACATATGATGGTTGGGGCGGGAAATGCGAGCGGATCTATGGATGCTTCAAACATCTTTAAACCCGCTCTATCTCGCGGTGAATTACAATGTATCGGATCAACAACATTTGATGATTTTAAAAAATATATTGAAAAAGACGGGGCGCTAACTAGAAGATTTCAAAAGCTCATTTTAAAAGAGCCAACATTTAATGAAACAATTGAAATTTTAAACAATCTAAAAGCAACATATGAAGATTTTCATAAAGTAATGTATGGAAATAATGTAATTGAAACAATTGTATTATTAGCATCAAAATACATCACCGACAGACAATTTCCTGATAAAGCAATAGATATATTGGATGAATTAGGATCAGAAAAAAAAGTATCGACTAAAATTCCAGAATCAATTGAAAAATTAAGAGCCGAAATTGAGGAAATAAAAGAAAGAAAAATGGAAGTTGTAAAAAGTCAAAAATATGAATTAGCTGTTAAATTACGAGATGAAGAGAAAAAATTAATGAAACGGCTGGAAGATGAAAAAGAAAATTGGACAACCAACAAAAAAGATAATAAAGATCCAATAACCGTTGATGATGTCTATAGTATTGTAAGTAATATGACTGGAGTTCCAATCGCTAAACTCGATGTTCAAGAAACTGAAAGTTTATTAACTCTTGAAAAACAGCTTAGCAATAAAGTTATTGGGCAAGAAGAAGCAATATCTACAATTTCCCGAGCAATCAGAAGAAATCGCGTGGGAATTAAAGGGTCCAATAAACCAATCGGATCATTTTTATTTTTAGGCGGAACAGGAACAGGAAAAACGTATCTTGCAAAATGTCTATCAGAAATTCTATTTGGATCCGCAGATAAAGTAAAAAGAATCGATATGAGCGAATATATGGAAAAACATAATGTTTCGCGATTAATTGGGTCGCCGCCAGGATACGTAGGATATGAAGAAGGAGGACAACTAACCGAAGCGATAAAAAACGATCCCTTTGCTGTTATTTTACTTGATGAATTAGAAAAAGCCCATAAAGATGTTTATAATATTTTACTTCAGATTATGGATGAGGGTCATTTAACTGATTCATTTGGCCGAAAGGTAAATTTCACCAATACTATCGTTATTATGACATCTAATATTGGTTCCAAGAAAGTGGCAGAATATGGAAATGGTATGGGATTTTCCTTACCATCAAAAGAGGATAAAATAAAAGCTAAAAATTCAATAATACAAAAAGAATTAAAAAAACATTTCAATCCAGAATTTTTAAATCGTCTCGATGGATATATTATGTTTAATCCATTAGGTGAAGAAGAACTTAAAAAAATAATTTCAATTGAAATTATTAATTTAATTAACAGAATGAAAGAAAAAGAATACTCAGTTGAATTCGATCAATCGGTTTATAATAAAATTTTTGAATTAAATTCCGAAGAAGATTATGGGGCAAGGCCAGTTAAAAGAATCATTCAAAATCTTTGTGAGGACTTTTTAAGCGATGAAATATTAAAAGGTAATATTCAACAACATAAACATATTCTTATTAAATGTAATGAGGTGGGAGAATTAAGAACAGCATTAAATGATAATTTATAGGATTTTTAAAATAAAGAATCTAAACCCCGACAGATAGTTGGGGGTTTTTTTTGTTTTAACATTTTTATTTCTTATATTTTGATATAACTAAAAATTTAAAATCATGAGTGAAACAGAATCTACAAAAGAAATTAAATTAGTAATTAAAAAAAGCTTTAGAGATTTTCCGACTTTTTATTGTGACTCAAAAAAAGTAATTTATTGTGGAATTATAGATCTCTTTGAAAAAATAAAAGAAACTGGAAATAAGGATATGAAATTAATTATTATAACGACAATAAACAATCGAACATTCGATACCGATTTTGGGTTTGACAATAAAATTCTTAATATGCTAACAGATCATATCATACCATTTTTTGAAGAAATCGAAGATTATGAAACCTGTATGAGAATAATGAGTATATATCAATATTTTCAAAGATATTAAAGTACTTGTTTTTTACCTGTTAGTTTTTCGTTATCAGGACCGTTATTTGTGTTAGGTTTTCGTAGTTTAAATTTTTCAAAGGAACGAATTCCTAATAAAAGTCCAATAAATACCAATATTTGATAATAATCTTTATCGGTAAAAATTATTAGATAAATTGATACTCCAGTAAAAATATATACAAGTAATTTTTTTGCTGAATAAATACAATCATCACGAAGGAAACATAAAAAGAAATTTCCAATTCGCTTGAATATGCTCCTTATGTATAAAAGTATCATGGTTTTATTTTTTTAGATTTATTTTTAGGTAACAGATATGGGTACAAATAAATGATATTCGAATCGCCATTTATTTCTTGTATAAATCTAATAAAGTCTTCTTTGGTTAATGCTTCATCTTGACTTATATATCTAAGATAGGATGTCTTTACTCCTTTAATATCCTTAGTGTGCGTTTCAGTTTTTACTTCAACAATTCCTAATCTTTCTTCCAATTTAGATATTTTAGATAATAGAATCGAATCGGTTTTTTCATGTTCTTTTTTCTCTTGAATTAGCGTCTTGATGTCGCTATGGATTTGTGCGTTATCATCTTTCCAATTATCAAATACCACAAATCCTCCCCACAATCCGCCAAATATGATTGTAATTGCTAAATAATACCCAGCATATATTTTAATATGATCTAATACCGTTTTAAGTTTAGTCATTGTCACCCATATTTATCAATAAATAGGTGATAATTAAGAATATTTTCGTTTTACATAGTCTATTTTCTATGTCCACTGCCATATGATCCAGAACTCTTACTGCCGCTTGATCCCCCAAAAGATCCTCTCCCATATGATCCTGAACTTCTACTTGGGGCAGAATGGTTAGAACTTCTTGATGGCATCGAATAGCTCTTTGAAGATGAACTTCTTGGCGTGGTTGAATATGATCTTGATGTTCTGTTTTGTATAGGATACGAATTTTTCATTGTTCTATTCTGTGATTGATTAGAATATGAACCTTTAGAATTATTATATGACGGGCGAGTACTCATACGTGGTTGTGAATAATTCGGACTATATGATTTATTCTTGCTTCGACTATATACTGGCTTATTTTCTGGTGAAATATATGATCTTCTATTTGATTGTATTGAAGATAATTGTGTTCTTGATTTAGATGCAAAATTATTTGTTGTTTTATAAGAAGAGCTTCTTCTTGTCATAGGATATGAATTAGCAAAAGATTTATGATTTGTAGACCCGCTTTCATATCTTGAATATCCATATCCGTAGTTGTGACTTCCTAGCATTCCTACGCCATGATCAGCATGCCCCCCATAACCCCAATAATATCTATGCCCATAATAAGGATATCCGTAATATGGATAATACCAAGGATCCCACCAATAATATGAATACCAAGGATCCCACCAATAATATGAATGATAAGGATACCCATAATAAGGATAACCCCAAAGACCAAAAGTAAGAGAAAATGAAAATGGTGAAAAAAATGAACTATAGTAAAATGGTTCACCAATATAATTTTCATTAGCATCCTTGTATCCTTCAACATATCCTTGATTATATCCTTCAGGTTTTGAATCTTTAGACTCTTTCATACGATCAAATATTGTTATTGGTTTATCAGATTTGATCACTGGATTTTCTACAACCTTTTGACTTTCAACTATTGAATCCTCCCTGGCTTCCCAGTATTTTTCATAGTTAGATTTCTCTTGAGCAAATAATGCTCCCGTTAAAAACATAACGACAATAATGAATAATAACTTTTTCATAGTATAATGTTTTATATATAAATAAACAAGTATCGTACCAAAAAGCTATATTATGCAGATATTAATTCAAAAGATAAATGGTTTTCGGGTATATTAATGATAATACCACTTTGTTTCTTCCCCAGAACCGTATTAAGGTTTTTAGTAAGGCGGTTTTTTTCTTACCCGCTGGAGGTAAATCAGGGTCTTCTGATTCGATTTGAGTTGGTTGCGAATTTTGTGTATTCATATCATTTTTTATCATGAATAAATATAGATAAATTAAATAAAATTTCAATCTTAAATAAAATAATAAAAAATATTTTTTCAAAAATATTTGGTGATTAGAAAAACATTTTATATCTTTGCGTGGCAATTAAAAAAATTAAGATGAAAAAAACTATAATTGTGTTATTATTAGCGTTTTATGGACTATCGTTAAACGCTCAAAAGCCAACAACATTTAATCTTCGCTTTGGTGACTCTGAAATAAAGGGCCTGTTTGGGACAGAATTTCAAGTTTCAAGATTTTCGCTTTCTGCTGGATGGAGGCCAGTGGCTAAATTAGAAGGTGAAACTTTACATTCATTTTGCGGAGCGCTTACTATTTACGAAAAACAAAATTGGCAATCGTCTTCTTTATATTTTTCCATCGGTGGAGCATCTAAAGGATATTTATATTCGCTGGAATATCCACACAAGAATTATACTCCAGAACCCGCGCTTATTTTATTGGGCGGCCGCAGATTCAATATTGGTGAAATTGTTCATAAGCCCCAAACCAGATTAATGATTGATGTTGGTATAGGATGTAGAATGAGCGAGCACAATGTTGGGTTTACATTTGAATTTGTATTTACATATTCGATATTTAATAATTCTCCAAAACCCAGATATAGATAAAATTTATGATTATTCCTAATATTTATATGGAAATCATATATTATGAAAAAAACATTAATTGAAGAACAAAAAAGAATTTTTCAAATAATGTCACAAATAGATGGGTCATTCAAATCAAAACTAAATGAAGCCATAAGAACTGTAACTAATGATGCTGGCGAGCCAATTGGAACAGAATATGAGCCAGATGAATTTGATCCACAAGACGAACCTGAAGATGATGGAAGAGAATTTCAGCAATATCACGGATTAGGCGAATTTAATAGTATCGACTGGAATACATTATATGAACAATTGCTTATAAATACGGAATTATTGAAAGCTGGCGAAACAAGTGATGAAACAGGAGTGGTAGCTAATGTTGGAGATCTTACTGATTATGATGGAATGTTAAATCCAGACGAATTAAAGCATCTTGAAGATTGGCAATTAATTTATATTGATGGATCATTTCCAATAATTGATAATGAAAAATATCTTGATTTTGATGCTTTTAAGGCAAAAGCATTAGAAATATGGAAAAAAGAACCTCCAAATTATATGACAGGAAAAGACTCAGAAACACCATTTTTAAGAGGAACTGAGCTAGACGAAGGTAACGCTTTTGTTTTTGCAGCAAAAAAAGCAAAAGAAGATGGCAAAGATGCCTTTGAATTTGAAGGAAAAACATATAAAGTAAACGAATCTATAAAAGAATAATATGAAAAAAACATTAAAAGAACAACAGGAACGAATTAAGGAAATAATGATTCCTGGACACACTTTAGATAAAATTGATGTTACAAAAGGCGGTTCATGGTATAGATATGAACTAAATGGTGAAGAATTTATAATCATTTTTAAAGATGAAAATATAAATTCAATGATGGTGTTACAACCAGCTAAATTACATTCAGAAGATATGATTGGAATGAAAAAAGATATGCAAATTTTTCTTAAATCATTAGAATCAAAGGATTTACCTGTCAAACAAGAAACTGATGAATATTTAAATCAGTATAATAAAAATATGAGTCAGGGATTTAAATAAAAAAAAATAAAAATTTTTTCAAAAACATTTGGTATTTATAATTATTATATTTATATTTGTACCGTAATTAAAATTTAAAAGATATGAAAAAATTACTCGACACATTACATATCCTCTTGGCCGCTGACCTATTATGGGCAGATGAGGATAAATTATATTCAGTCGGGTAAGTTTAACATACATCATCCTTTCTTAACAGAAAAGACCCGACTCCTTACAAGTCGGGTTTTTTTTTAGTTCTTTGACATAATGGAATAAACAGTGCGTTGGTGAAGTCTGGTTATCATGCGAGCCTGTCACGCTCGAGTTCACGGGTCCAAATCCCGTACGCACTGCAAATAAAAAGCTCGGTTCATCTAGAGGTAGGATTCAGGGTTTTCATCCCTGCCACAGCAGTTCGAGTCTGCTACCGAGTACTAAATTTTAAAACTATGAGTATAAAAATGTTAGACGATCTCGTTATCGAATATGGCGATGAGGAAACAATTAAAGCCTATTTTGAATATTGTGAAAAAGCGGATAAAGCAGCTAGACAGCCGCCATTCATTATATGTAGTAAAGAAATAGCAAAAATTCTAAATGAAATTCAAACAAAAGACAGCAAATGATGTTTAGTGTCTTTTGTTGGCAAAAAGTCGTTGTGTTGAAACTGGTAGACAAGTATGGTTGAGGGCCATATATCGAAAGATGTGAGGGTCCGAGTCCCTTCAACGACACAAAATAATGGATCAAAAAATACGCCCTTATGGTGCAACTGGAATAAGACACACATGCCTTAGGAGCATGCCTTAACTGGATGTCGGTTCGAGTCCGACTAAGGGCACTATCTTACTTGAGAAGTGAAGCGATTAACTCTCGGCGCTCAGGCTTGAAGTAATAGTTTAAGAGTAAGATCAACTGCTCCTGTGGCGAAATTGGCAGTACGCAACGGACTTAAAATCCGTGGGTCCAAAAAACCGTGAGGGTTCGACCCCCTTCAGGAGCACAAAAGTTCAGAAAAGATAGGTAGATCTCTGCGACTCATGTTTCCCGTATTATGGTAAAGAAAGACTGGTCTAGGGTAAGAGCGAGCAACGGCGAAAATGAGATCGGAGAACTTTAAGTAGTAGATGTCTAAGTTAAGTCAGGACATCCATAATAAATGTCAGGGCTTTTTTTCGGTCTACTACTTTACGGGGATGTAGCTCAGATGGCTAGAGCATCTGCCTTGCAAGCAGAGGGTCGAGGGTTCAAGCCCCTTCTTCTCCACATGCACGGTTCGCCCTATACGCAGGATTGTTAGGAAGGGCAAAACGGGTCATTAGTTCAAAGGATAGAACACCTGTTTCGCAATCAGGAGATCGGGTTCGAGTCCCGATGTATCCACCAAATGCCTCTGTGGATTATGCAAATAGGCACAGCTAACAGGCTCAAACCCTGATCTTGTATGGGTTCGACTCCCTTCAGAGGCACAATATACGTCTGCATCTATTGGTGAAGTAAGCAGTCTCCAAAACTGTGCCTGCGGGTGTGCTGGTTCGAATCCAGCCAGGCGTGCCAATTCATGCGCTTCAATATTTATTGTTATCTATGACAGCAATAAAATATAGTACAACACCAGTCAATTATACCATCAAGTCAAATAATATTGTAATTGGTAATGATATTGCGCCTTATGGGCCAACATCATCAACAGGATTTTATGCTGGAATTACTCCGCCTGATAACGGATATACAATTTATTGCGTAAATAGTGCCACGCATATTCCAACTGCTGTCGTTGCCCATAATGATGATGAATGTATCTGGTTTGCCAAATCATTTGATGGAACAAATATCGTTACGATACAAGATGCCATAGCATATCTAATAACAGGGTCCACTGGAACAACTATAGTTAATATGGATTGTCCTCGTATTGCTACAAGTGGATTAACGATGTATATGGCTACCGAATATCTTCCATCATATCCAAGAAAAGGTTCAACATGGAGAGATTTAAGTGGTAATCAGAATCACGGCGCAATAGGATCAACCGTAGTATTTGACAATATAAATTATGGGGAATTCATATTTTCTGCTAGAACAGGTAATATGGATCATAAGAGTGATAATATTTATATTCCCCATAGCGCTTTCGGAGAAGACGCTCAATGGACGCTTTCTGCATGGTTTAAAACCACCGCAACTTATTATCAAGAAGTTGCGGATGGATATTCAGGTGAAATGTGGGGCGGCTTAGTAGTATTGTCATATGATCCAATACTTGCGGTGTTTGATACTGGCGCCGTGGCGGTCAGCTGGTCTGATGGTGTAACATATCCTCGAATTACCACCACTGGTACCACATATAATGATGGTATTTATCATAATGCCACAGCGACATATGATGGAACATATGTTCGTCTTTATATGGATGGTAATCTTTTTGGTAGTCCATATCCCACATCTACTATACATTCAATATATGATGATTTTTATATTGGAGTTGAAATTAGCCTTGGAGATAGAACATTTAATGGATCTATCGCTAGCGCTCAAATTTATGATCGAGCTATATCATCAGCAGAAGTTCTTCAAAATTATGACGCAATGAAATCAATAAGAAACATAATATTTTTTGATGATTTTAGTAGTTATACTCCAGGTTATCTTGGAGGTCAGGGAAGATGGGAAACTTATTTAGCCAATCCGTCAGGGCATCTTGTCACGACAGATAAGACGGTTACTGGTGATGGTTCGTCTAATTATGATTTGGTCGATTTTAATTCAGATTTAGATGAAAGTTTAGGTTGGAAATTATCATTTAGGATTACCAAATTTAGTAATGAGGGGAGCTCGATTTTCATAGGTAATTCTTCATATTTGAAAATTTGGAATGATAATGGGGCCGAATTTATATGGTGTGCTCCCATAATTACTGACAATGTTACATTTTGGAGGGATCCTAATTATCAAGTAGGCGATATTATAAAAATAAAGCGGCAAGGAAAACATCTTGAATTTTATTTAAATGGAGAAATTGATACGGAGTGGTATTTACATGAAGGTGATGCGACAGGAGATGATGGAGTATTTGATTGTGCAAATGATTTTGATTGGGATGAATCTGATGCTATTTGGCTTCTACTAAGTGATTTAGATGAAATAGATGACATCCGATTTGAATATAATATTATGTGAATAATTTAACGGTGATACAAGCTTAAATATTTTTTATTCTGTTGTCATTTTTGCTTCTTTAGGGCTAACAATCCATAATGCAATGTATGTTACAAGGAAAAAAGGACAGGCAAATATTCCGCCCATTAAAAAAATTAATCTCCAGAATACTGGATCCATTTTAAAGAATTCTCCAAGTCCGCCGCAAACACCAGCAATCACTTTATTTTTTCTACTTCTGTACAGTTTTTTTGTTTCCATAATCTTATGCTTTATACTAAAGACGATGGAAAAATCGAAGTGCGGCAATAAAATGAAAATTAATTTTCAAATAAAGCAATAAAGTTTCGATAGTTCAATAAACCTGAGATTTTTTCATCTGATACATTCTTGAGAGGTGTACGGAAGATATTTGGATTAATATGTTTCTCCATATATGTGATTTCATAATGAAGATGAGGCCCCGTTGCTCTTCCCGTTTTACCGACATTCCCAATTAAATCGCCTCTTTCCACATTTTCATTTACTATAACATTAATAATGCTCAAATGTGCATATAGAGATTCGTATCCGTTTAGATGATCAATTCTAATCATTTTTCCATATTCCCCATCCGATTCCGCTTTTTTAATTTTTCCGCTCGCCGTAGCATATACAGGAGTACCTATTTTTGCTGGATAATCAATACCCCAATGGAATCTTTTATCTCCACTAATTGGATCTATTCTCTCACTATATACAGAGGATGATTTGGATAAATTCACAACCGCAAGCGGTAATATTGCTGGATAATATTTTAATTGTTCATCCATAGCACTATCTTTTTCTGTCATTATCACTAATTGATAACGAATCAACTTGATGTTATTATTAATATCCTTTTGTTCCTGAGATAATTCTGCAATTCCATTTTCGATATTTTCTAGTGAATTTAAGGGTTTTTTAAAATTCAAATACCATAAAACAAGTACGATTTGAAGTAAAACTATCATCAAGGCCCATATAATCTGTTTTCTATGATTATTGGCCATCTCATAAATTCTCACAACGAAATTCCATATTTTATATGAATTCATCATTATTGATAAATATTCAACAATAGATAAGAATCACATCCTATGATCTACATTCATTTTAAGAATTTTTTATATCATTGGAATCTCACGCTTTGTATTATTAAAATTTTTTAATAATATATTCTGCACGCCCTCTAAAAAGACTTCCTACTGAAAAATATTTGGATTAATAGATTTACCCTTATATGTTATTTTATAGTGAAGATGATATCCTGTTGATATTCCAGTGCTGCCAACAGTACCAATTGTATCACCTCTTAACACTTCTTGTTCAGTAATGACTTTTCTGGTGTCTAGATGGCCATAAAAAGTCACATATCCGTTTTTATGATCAATTTCAATATGATTTCCATATCCATTATCAGAACCAGAATCAATAATAATTCCATCGCCAGCTGAATATACTGGTGTTCCTCTCTTTGCGGCAAAATCTATTCCATTATGAAACCTAACCATTCCATATTTTACATTAGTTTTCATTCCATATGTGGTAGATATGGCAACTATATCTTGACCTCGGATTGGTTGCAACGAAGGACGATGCCTTAATTGGGTGATATTAATACTATCTTTTATTCGTACCATTTTTAAAAGATAATTAATAGTATCATTAGTTTTTTTAACCGTAACAATTTCAGATTTCAATATGGAATATTGAGTATCTCTTGGCACATAACAAGCAAATAATAAAACAATGATAATAATTTCAAGTGATAATTGAGCGAAAGATTTCTTATGTATCGAGACAAGCTTACAATATAGCCAATAGACTTTATCAAGTAATCGTATTATCGTCATCATTGCTATAACTATTTAAATAATTCCAAAACGAACATCCTAATTACCCCCAAAAAACCTGTCAAAAATTTATTTTTTAAAATTTTTCCAAAAATATTTGGTTTTTACAATTATTATATGTATTTTTGTTGCGTATTTAATATTTATATTTTTTAAGGCAATGAAAAATTTATTAAACAATGGTCGCCCCCAGCAACATCCACAAGTGGATGAATGGGGATACTATGTTTAAACTTTTTTATGAGAAGTTTTTAAATTAAGCAGAAACCCCATTCATTAAGAGTGGGGTTTTTTATTTTTGTTCTTTGATATATTCACCCCTGTAGTTCAACTGGATAGAGCGCTAGACTACGGATCTTGAAATGCGGTTTCGAATACTGCCAGGGGTACAATATCGTTTAAATAAGTGATAAATTAAATTATCGCGTAATTACACGATAATTTGAAAATATAGCTTATAGAGGCTATAAATGATAAATATAGCCTGTAGAGGCTATAAAACGGGATGTGGTGTAGTTGGTAGCATGCGTGTTTTGGGAACATGAGGGAACGAAAGTCATCGCAGGTTCGAGTCCTGCCATCCCGACAATCATCTAATTATCAAGTAATTAGATAATTTATATGGTGTTCTTAGTGTAGTGGTTTAGCACAATACTCTGTGGAAGTATTAGCATCAGTTCGACTCTGATATTACACCCTAATAAATAAAAACTGTCTTATAGTATAGTGGTAATACAAATGCCTCTGGAGCATTGGTCCTAAGTTCGAATCTTAGTGAGACAACTAATTACATTACCATATAGTGTAATGGCCAGCACAAGACCCCTTGGAGGTTTTAGTTACAGTTCGAATCTGTATATGGTAGCAACCTATATTTTTCATAAAATTTAATCCATTTCCTTATTGTATTATCACTAACGCTATATTTTCTCCCTGTGCCACAATACCCAAGTTCTTTAATTTCTTTTTGTAATTCGAAATATTCGGGGCGATTTACTTTACGTTGCAAAATTGAAAGTTTTTGAGGATCTATATTCCTTTTATTTTTTATGCAAATTTCCTTTTTAATGTGTTTAACGCCTCTACAATGTGTTGGTAATGTCGCTTCACAATTTGGGCAAATGATTCTTAAATTTGATAATCTATTATCATTACTAACTCCATTAATGTGATCAATGATTAAACTTATTTTTTTACCCTGCCATATTTCGTCTTGTCCACATAATTCGCATTTATGATCTTTTATTCCTTCGTCGTATAACCTATTTTTTAAGTGGAATGTTCCAGTAAATAAAGAATTCTCTATTAATATTTTATCTAATGGGATTCTTCTAAATTTTCCGTTACGTCTATTTATTTGAATCAGGTTTTGAAAATGAGATATATCAATATTATACTGATTGATATATTTTTTTACTGTTTTTCTAGCATTTCCTCTTGTTGTTAAATTTAGTTTTGTCAGTACTTCTGTTAGACTATTTGAATTTAATACAAGGGGCTCGAAATTTTCTTTTAAGTATTTATTTTTCATTTGTTTAATATTTAATTCATATATATAGTGTTCGAGCCAAAAATAACCATTATAATATGAAAAGTAAACCATTAAGAGAAACAAAAATCAAAAATTATTTGGTAATCTCAAAAATTCCATATATCTTTGTGTTTTAACTAACAATAATATAGGAAATGGGACAGAAATTTTATTCAGAAGTAGGAGAAAGGGATCAATTAAGCCCCAAGCTTCTAAAAATTTCAAAAGAATCTACGCAGGGGCGTAAAATGATTTACATTCCTGAGCTTCGTTTACTTGTATTTACGAGGATTAACGAAACTATTGAAGAAACTAGGAATAGATACTTAAATAAAACCCTTACCTATGGTAAATCAAGAAATTTTACCGAAACAGTAGAAGTAGAAGCAATGGATGTGGAAGAATGATAAATCTTAAAATACTTGGCAATTTCATATTTATTATATATCTTTGTACAATAATAAGAATGTTAAAAGTAGCAATATGAAAAAGTTCTTAAAAATTTTAAACGACATAGCCGACTACGCTCTTATGTTAATATATACTATTATTTTCATTTATGGCGTCGTATCAATACTTAAAGATATGGGTGTTATTTAATTATCCACTAAAACGAGAAATAAATGTATATTATCTCAAAGAAAAAAGATTATTATGACGGAGTGGCAGGAACAACTGGTATTGATAAAACTATTATATATGACCGTCAAATCATTGAACTAGAGAATAATATTCTTCCAAAAGAATTTCAGCCATATTCCCTATGGAAAAATCCAAAACCGAGTCCGTTTATTAAATTGGGAAATACGCAGATTAAAAAAGAATTGCGCGTTGTATATGGTGACGCATCTCATTTTATCATTGGCTTTTGTGGGAAATTATATATTGGTTGGAAATTATATAGTGAAGGAAAAAAATTATCATACGGTGGTAGAGAATTAATAACCACAATATCTTATGATAATGACAATATGAAAAAATTGGTTGAGGCAAACACTTTTGGTGGATATTTCGAAGATAATCTCAATTATGTTTTAACATATGATCCTATTGAAATTTTCAGAACATTGAATACTCCAGTATTTGTATATGATAATGAATATAATAGAATAGCGCTTGATCAATGGAAATGTCATTCAAAATTTATTATAAATCCTCCATTAAAAGAATATGAATTCTATAAAGTATTTAATTCCGTACAAGCATTTCAGGAAATTAGCATGTTTCTTGGCGGCGTTCTTGGAAATAAAGAAAAAGAAATTGTAAATGTCGAAGACAAATACAAGATAACCCAGCATGGGTTTGATAAATGGTCATTTCGGAAAGAACCCGAAGAAAAATAGAGCCAGATTCTGGTTCTATTTTTGGTATTTAATAAAAAAAAAGACTATGAAGAAACTTACAATAATGATTTTATTTTTATTCACTTTTTATGTTTCTAGTTCGCCGAGTTTATCCGTAATTCAAAATGAGGACATAATAAAAAGAATATCTGTGAAACGGGAATATGAACAGGAGTATACGCGTTTTATTAATCATCTTGGGTATAGAGAATCAAGTAATAATTGGATGATAATTAATAAAATCAATTGTTTCGGGGAGTGGCAATTTTCATATAATACTTTAAAAGTCTTGGGATATGGAAATATAACACCAGATAAATTTAAAAAAGATCCCACTATTTTTCCCAGAGATTTACAATTAAAAGTTTTAAAAGAATTAATTGAACTTAATACCGAATATCTTAATCCATATAAGAATTATATCGGAAAAATCATCAACGGTGTTAAAATAACCAAATCAGGCTTGCTTGGCGGCATGCATTTGGGCGGTATTGTTTGTATAAAACTTTATCTTACGTCCAATGGGGTTATAGATCGAGCGGATTTAAATGGAACCAAAATATCTGATTATATCCGAGAATTTGGAATATATAATCTATAAAATATTTGGAGATTTCAAAAATTTATTTTATCTTTGTATATTATGAAACCGCTTATAAAATATACTGACGAAGAAAGGAAAGCCCTTTTCGATAAAGCAATTGCCAAGGACACCGAGAATCAGAAGAAACGGGCGAAACAGGAACTTGAAGCGTGGAATAATCTTAAACCATTTAAAGATCCATGGGACGTGCCGCGAATTCCCCAGGTTACCAATAAAATATATAAAGAATTCTATATTCCAAGATTGATTGCCGCGGGCGCGATTCCCAAGAAAAATCTAATTGACGGACAGGTATACATTGGAGATCATCGAAGATGTATCGCAGGTAAATGGAATGCAGCAACTCAAAAATTTTTATACAAGAGAAATAAATGGGGTGGAACAATTTTGGACGATTGTAATCATTTTGAGGATGATGATGGATTTGCGCTATTTGTTCCGATCAAATTAGGAACTGAAGAAGAATGGAAAATAAATAAACAAATATAATGGAAAGAACAATTAAATTCAGAGCATGGGACGAAAGTAACAAAATCATGCACAACAACTTTCAATTCATTCGTTCAGGAGAAGAAAGTAATGATTGGATAGTATTTACATCCGATAAACAAACGCTTAAAGATAAACAACATCCATTAGAAAATCCGTATCTTCAACAACAATTGAAAATAATGGAATGGTCAGGAATTGAAAACATCTTCGAGGGAGATATAGTATCATTAGGTGACATTGATGACGAGGGCGTGGTTAAATACGATGAAGATAGATTTTATGTTGATTATGGAACCGCCCATACCAGAATCAGTAAAAATCATAAGGTATTGGGAAATATTTTTGAAACAATAGAAGTGAGATGAGTGGAGAAGTAGAATTCGATATATGTGAAATTTGTGGTAAAGAAACCTCAATAGAAAGAACATACTTTAGATATGATATTAAGTGTGAATGTCATTCACCTTATCATTTCGAATTTGTTAGGCATTGTAAGGATTGCGTTGCAAAAGAGCCAACAGAAACCAAAATCACATTGAAAACATCAAATCTTTCAAGAATAAAATAGTTTTCCTATACTTAAAATAGGATGGTGGAGCGGCAACCATTTACCTGGTAGCCCCAATAAAAAAGTCGGAACTCAAATTCCGACTTTTTTTATCATTCTTCGTTTAATTGATCTAACAGAAGGATACGGAATATTTAATTTAATAGATATGTTTTTCAAATTAACGCCCTGATTAAACAAACGCATTACCTTTTCTTCAATTCCGGTTTCTCTATATATTTTCTTCTTTAATGTTAAATTAAATTCATCAAATTCAATAAATTTATTTTTTTTACGCATTAATGAGAAGGATACATTATCATAAAGTAAGTTTTTTAATTTAACTATATTTAGTCTTCCTTTGATTTCTAGCATACAAGAATAATTATTTTCTCTTCTATGTCTAATATTACATGATGTAATATTTTTTTCTTGTAAATATTTTTTTAATTCGTTTAAAACCCAAAAATTTCCACTAAAACAACATCCATATTCCCTTGAATTACAATCGGATCTTTTAGACGCATATATTGATCCATCACCATCAAAAAAACCACATATCATTGAATTATAATATTTATTTTGATTATCATATGGTAAGTGTTGTGACGTATATGTTTTATTTCGTAGAATACCCATCGATATTAAATCATTTACCATTTTATTTGAGCAAACAGTTAAATTTACATATCCTATTCTATTTGTTCTTATAGGATAATCTGTTTCAAATTCTTTTTGTATAAAATTTAAAACCTCAATATCACTCTCACAAATAACAATGCTCAAATAATTTCCATTTATCGATCCGTCGGCATATATAAACCCCAGAATATATGCTTTTTCTGGGGTATCTATCTTTTCAAAATATCCATCATTTAATTTATATTTTCTTTTTCTGCTCATAATAGTGTTTTATTATAAATAGTATATGGGCTACGAAAAAGATCAATTTTTAAGATTTTTATTTTTCGAATGTGGGTTTCAACCATAGTCCATCCACGTTAAAAATATAATCCCTCAACTTTGGAAATTCGTTCAGTAATAAAATTGTTTTCAATGTGTTATGTTTTAAACATTTAGTCAATTCCTCACGAATTCTGTCAGATGAAACAACAAACATTTTTGTTTCATAATCATATGTTTTAATCGTTTCGATAATTTCATCACACATTGTAAAACCTTTAGTTATAGAAAATCTGGCGGCCCTTAAAATTCTGAGAGGGTCGTCGTCAAAAGTAACTTGGCAATCTAATGGTGTTCTTAATATACCATTCTTCAAATCCTGAATTCCGTTGAAATAATCTATGATTTTTCCATCAGATCCTTTGGCAAGAGCGTTGAGTCGAAAATCTCTTCGAGCCAGATCATCATATAGAGTCCCTGGTTTGATTATCGGGGTTCTCGTACCTTGTATATAGCCAACTTCCTTACGAGCCATTACGAAGTCTGCCACACCCTCATATTTATGTCCTTCGGGAAATCTTGCCCTTATTGTAAAACAACCAGGGGTTTCCAAGAAGATTTCAAACTTTTCGGCGGTCAGGTAATCACTTAGCACCTGAAACATATCAGAAGCTTCCGTGTATTCCCTTAAAAGCATTTCATTCGGAACGGCAACATAATCGACATCCTTAGATTTTAAACCTAGGATCTCATCTCTAATTTTACCTCCAACCTCAAAAAATTCAAACATAATTGATTATTTTATTAATTTAGTACAAAGATAATTTGTTTTTTGAATAAAAAAAATTATATTTACATTATTATGAAAATTTGTTTAATTTCTGACACTCATGGTTTGCATGAGTTTATTAGTCGTTCCTTACCAAAAGCCGACATTCTTATACATGCGGGAGACACATGTAATATGGGAAGTGAAGGAGATGTCCGTAGTTTTGTTTATTGGTTTCAGAGTCTTAAAAGATTTGATACTAAGATTTTTATCGCTGGAAACCATGATTGGGGTTTTGAAAGAAAAGAACCTTGGTTGTACAACTACATCAATGATGAAAACTTATCACAATCTGATTGTGTATATCTTGAAGATAGTGCGTTTACATTAGAAGTCCCAGAATTTTCGAGACCAATAAAATTTTGGGGATCTCCATGGCAGCCGCCATTTATGAATTGGGCATTTAATGTACCAAGAGATGAATTATATAAATACTGGGAAATGATACCTCTCGATACTGATATATTAATAACCCACGGTGGACCCGAAGGAATTAGGGATTTTACATTAGACAATCAGCAACATGGATGTTCATCACTTAGACATTATGTGGAAAAAATAAATCCTGCTCTTCATGTTTTCGGGCATATTCATGAGGCGTACGGAGCAATGGTTCAGGGTGAAACATTGTTTGTTAACGCATGTACATGTACACGAAGTTATAACCCAATAAATAAGCCAATAATCGTTGATTTAACAGAAGTCGACGGAAAATTAATAGCAAATATAATATGAATTTAGTAACAGTTGTTATATCAACAAGAAAAAGAGATGAAGAGTATTACAAACATGTAAAGAAAATGTTTTCACATCCGAAAACTCAGATCTTAATGTATGAAAATGAAGGTATTATGTCATTACCTGAAGTATATAATAAAGGTTTGGAAGAAAGTGAGAATGATATCGTTGTGTTTTCACATGATGATCTTATTCTTCAATCTACCAATATGACCCCAAAAATCATCAAGATGTTTGATAAACATCCGGATTATGGAATTATCGGTATTGCAGGGACAACCGATTTGGTTAATGGTAGATGGTGGGAAATCCGGAAATCTATGTATGGTAAAGTTGGACACACTAAAGATGGTAAAATATGGATGAACAAATATAACAACGAATCTTTTGTTGATAATTTGAAAGATGTTGTTTGCGTTGATGGAGTATTCTTTATGATTCATAAGAAAAGAATTCAATTTCCTTTTGACGAAGACTTCAAAGGATTCCATTTCTATGATATTCCATTCTGTATTTTGAATTATAAAGCAGGCGTTAAAATTGGCCTTACGACCAAAATTGAAATTGTACATAAATCTATTGGCGAAACTAATGAACAATGGGAAAAGAATAAATTACAATTTGAAGAAAAATTTAAAGATGTTTTACCGATTAAAATGACGAATAATAAAAGTTTTACGGAAAAAATGAATTATTCAAAAGATAGTATTGGCGTTGGCATAGTAACTTACAATGCTCCTGAAAGAATTAAACAATCAGCAGCAACAATTCCTAATTGGATTAAACATTTTGTTATTGTAAATGATGGTACGCCATATGATAATTCAGTATATCCTCCAAATGCTCATATTATTACTCATAATACAAATAAATCTGTTGGACAAGCCAAAAATACCGCAATGAAATATCTTATGGATGAAGGATGTGAACACATTTTTATAATGGAAGACGACATCTTAATACAATCTGAACTTATATTTCAAACGTACATAAAAGCATCACTTTTTACGGGTATTAAACATTTAAATTATGCGTTGCAGGGGCCAGCGAATAAAAAAGGATCTCAAGGATTTAATAACTTGGAAGATAGAGCCAAACAACAAAATCTTACCGACCCTAATCCAAGGCAAATTATAAAATATGCAGAAGATGTCGAAATAGCCCTTTATCCAAATAGCGTTGGAGCGTTTTCTTATTATCAAAGAGAAGTATTAGAAGCCATTGGTGGATTTGACGATTTTTATAAAAACGCCTGGGAGCATGTTGACCACACATTACAAGCGTTTAAAAAGGGATATACTACTCCTTATTGGTGGTTTGCCGATATTAATAATTCATGGATGTATATTAAAGATATCGAAGGATGTATTGAAAATTCCACTATTGGCCATACCGATGAGTGGAAAGAAAATTATCAACGAGGATTCCTCCATTTTAAGAAAAAACACGGATTTGGTCCAACAGAAGTGCCAGACTCTAAACCTGAACAAGTTCAGCACATATTGAATTATCTTTATCAAAACAGATAATATTTATAGGTATATATTTTATTATGACAGAATTAATTGAAAAATTTGCCGAATGCGCATTTCCATCAAATGCAGTTGCATATTGGAATTTCGATGAGTCGTCAGGAACATTTCTTGATAAAGTCGGTGGTTATATTGGTACAGGTTCTGGCATAATATATAGTGCGTCAGGAAAATTAGGTAGATGCGTAGAATTTAGTAAAAATACTGATTATATAGCAGTGCCAAATAATTCTGGTTTTGTTCCAATAAATGATAAATATTCAATTTCATTGTGGTTTAAGATGGATGTACTACCGTCAGTAGCAAAAAGAATTTATATGTTGGCCAGATTATATGATAATGCGGCAGGAAGGCATTCATTTCAGATATCGTTACCATCTGATGGTAATTATCTACACTTTGAAGTGACTAATAATACCTCAACAGCATATGGAACAGATGCCGAATATCCTTTCGCTATTGGCACTTGGTACCATATTGCGTGCGTTAATTTAGGCAATGGAATTCCAGCACTGATTTATGTTAATGGAAATAATAATACAACTTGGCACAGCGCGACTTTTACAGGAACAATACTAAAAGCAAATGGTACATTGAGAATTGGAAACATTTCAACATCTGGAACATCAGCAATCGACGGATCTATAGACGAATTAGGATTATGGAATAGAGATCTATCATCAAGTGAGATATTGACATTATATAATGGTAATAGTGGACTTACGTATTGTACTGTATCTTCTATAACACCAACCCCAACCGTTACAAAAAGTACAACGCCTGCCAGCACAAGCGATGTCACTCCGACTGTTACATCCACAAGAAGCACAACGCCTACAATTATATTAAGCGCAACTCCAAGTATCACGAAGAGTATTACGCCCACAAAAACTGTGACGCCGACAATTATATTAAGCGCCACTCCAACTATTACAAAAAGCATTGCCATACCAATACCATCGCCATCCGTTGCATGTACATTTCCATCTGGATGTGTAGGTTATTGGAAATTAGATGAAATATCTGGCAGCACATTAGATAGTGTTAACACAAACAATGGAACATTAATAAATTCGCCGACGCGGGGCGCCGCTGGTAAAATAGGAACTTGTTATACATTTGTTGATACAAGTTCTCAATCCATAAGTATGGGCGAGGTATCGGCTCTTAAACTTCCAAAATTAAGTGTATCTGCTTGGTTTAAGACAACAACAAATCATTATGATTGTATAGTATCTGAAATTAATGGATCATTATCAGCGGGATGGGCAATCACTACTGAATTATCAAAATTAAGATGTAGGTTAGGTGATAACGCAACACACGCAGTAAATATTGACGGTACAACAAATGTTATTACTGGCGCTTGGTTCCATATTGTACTAACAAGTGATGGAGCGTATGGTAAAATGTACATCAATGGAAAACAAGAAGGCGGAAATGTTGCATTTCCATATAATCTTGCGTATGGTACGGGATCTAATGGATATTTCAGAATTGGAGCTCGTGGCAGCTTGCCAGGTCAATTTTTTAATGGATCTATTGATGAGGTCGGAATTTGGAATCGAGCTTTAACGGCAGCAGAGGTTTCTACTCTCTATAATAGTGGAAATGCTCTTGCTTATTGTAAAAAATGTACTATGATTGTTTCAATTAATGTAATAAGCGAATAAATAATTTGTTTTATTCGAATATTTATATTATCTTTGCATCTGTTCTTTGAAAATACAAGCTGGTGATATTCCGAATGGATATTGGTAAGCAATCAGTCGTAGATGACCTACGCAATTAGTCTTATTTACAGTAGAGGGTATGTAAATCCAGCAAACGGGGGTGACTTGGATTTGATTTCAGGTATCAGAAATAAATTGCAAGCGGTCAGATATCATCTATGACTTTAATCTACGATGGTAATTTATAAATGGCAACATTTATTCGAACATGGAAGTGGCAGGTTTACTTGCAACTTCTAATGTAGCAGCTTAGTCTCAGACAAAGTTCTACAAGGGGTCAGGGGAGTATATAACCCATCAACAGAAACTCTGAAAGCGAACACCGCTGCAGTGTGTTAGGAATAATTTATGGTTCAATTCTAATATAAATGAACCGTCCATAGTTTCGGATAACGATGGAAAAATAGGAATTCGATATTTGTTTGTTATGAATAACAAAATAAACTTGTAGTAATTTATTGTTGAACAGGAAAGACTCGGCTTCGATGCCGACACCTCCACTCATTACTAAGAGATTCTTTATTAAGGATCTCTTTTTTATTTATTACTAACATCATCTATGTTAGCGTGCAAAATGAATGATATCACATTGATATAGACAAACAAAGGAGAGTGAAGCCTCCTTTGTTGAGATAATTAAATTATTATGTCATCATTTTTTGTGGCGCATTGCCGCCCAATTTTTTCATATAATCATTTAACCATGCGGTTTCAGCACTATTTAAAGGGGGCCCGACATATTTTTTACCCCTTCTTATATTGCTTTGAATTTGTTTCATTCGTTCAGGCGAAACAGGTTGCTTCATTGCGACATATGATGTTTTATCTATTTTTGGAGCTAAAGCCGACAATTTTAAATTAGATGTTGGTGCTGTCATAGGTTCTTTCACGCGCGTAGGTACAGATGCCGCAGCAGCCGCCTTACAAATTGATTCGACATCATCATCGGTAAATCCCTCTGCTCTTCCAATTAAATCTAGTTTCACTTGCGTTTTAGGACCAAATTTACCATCTATAACTAGGCCTCCCAGGCATTTTTGTACTCTAGCTATTGTGTCAGACTGGCATCCAAAACTGTATGTTCCTGAGCAAGGTTTATAATTTCCACCGCCAGTTATTGCTTGGTCTTCTGGTGGATTTTCTTGAGCTAATTGTCTTGCGAATTTTTTCACAAGATTTCTAACTGGAACATAAATTTTATTCCATGTTGACGAAATATCAATGTCAGAATCGAGCCATTCAAGTAAATCTCCATCTCCTTCATTTAAATGATCCTCATTAAATATCGCAATTAAAGCCGATAAATCAGATACGGTAACTAAAGAATTAAATACACTAAAAAGAAGTTTATTCCTAGTACCAAGTCCTTTCATTGCATTGTATAAATCATCAGATAATGCCTGTATTGTATCATCATCTAATCCTCTATCTATTTGATCAATCTTTTCTTTATTGTTTTTTACATATTCGAATAATTTTTTAGTTTTTGGATATGCTTTATCTTTATCAACTAACCATAATACTAATGGAACTACCGCTAAAGCCGCTGCTCCTCCAAGAATTGCTCCTCCAATGGCCCCAGCACTGGCAACGCCTGCCGATCCTAACACCATTTCACCCACAGCAGCTGCTGTTGATCCTCCAGAGATAGCAGCTCCTGTTGAGCCAGCGGCTGATGATGCCCATATAGGTGCAGCAATTGAACCAGCAATCGATCCTGCGCCTGCCGCTCCGCCTGTTGCTATTGCAGTTTTTTTAGCTATACCCCAAGGTGATTCTAATTGTTCATTAAGAGTTTTTGAGATGTCATAATTCATCATCAATTTAATTCTCTCTAACGATTCTTCGGCTGTTAGTTTTTTTCTTTTCATATTTATGCTAATTTTTTAAGCGGAGGGGCCTGTCCAAATTTAGGTATGCTACCTTTTAATTGTGCTATTGGTGCTGTTAGTGGTTTTACTTGAGCAATATTTCTTTCCGGAGATTCTTGTGGTACTTCTTTTCCTTGTATTTTAGCCTGAAGATTTAGAATATCATCATCGGTAAAAGTTTGAATTCCAAATGGAGATAATGCAGCTTGTGTTTTTGTACCAAATTTACCATCTGGAACCAATCCAAGAGATGTTTGTATTGGTTTTATTCCTTCTCCACTAGTTCCGAATCTATATGGATCATCTGCTGTTCCTGTTACTGGCTTATATCCGCCTGTGGTGGCAAGTTTTTGTTTTTCTACAGGTTGATTTTCTATATCCATCTTATCTTCCTTAGCGGGTAGATTTTGGGCCGCTGTCGTCATAAGATTCTCAAGTGATGTGAGGATTCTAGTTTGAACATTTCTTCCCATTCCCACTTCCTTAGTAATCCACGTATACAAATCCTCTTTTGCCCCATAAGTACTATTAAATGAATCATTCAAAGCAACAAAATCAGATGCGGATTTTAACATTTCAAATACATTAGCAACTGGTCTTTTATTAAGCCCAAGACCCTGCATAGTTGAATATAATGTTTTAGACAATGTAGCTACTTGTGCATCGCTTATTCCTCTTGGTACTTTACTGAGCTGTTCTTTATATGTTTCTGCATAATCGAACATTTGTTTCAATTTACCAAAATAATCGCTAAGTTGTTCTCTACTGCCAGGACCAAAAATTCGTTGGCCGCCATATTCTAATTGCTCAGTAAGAGTCTTTGATGAATCATAATTCATCATAAATTTAATTTTATTAATTGATTCTTCAATTGTTTGGTTAGATTTTTTCATATTATGATTTTTATATAAATATCTATTATTATTAATTATTTTACATTCCTTTTATTGGGTTCGCTCTACCTCTTACAGGATTTGCTTCTGGATAATCTTCATGTTTCTTTGTATAGTCTACTGGGTTAGCCACACTTCTTTTTACTAGATCCTCTGCATGATCGACTTCTGGATACGGCGGATAATCTTTAGCACCAAGGCTAGATCCAGATTCACTTGATGTTGTAGACGATGGCGTCGCTGATGTGGTGGAAGTTATATTATCAACCTCGTCAATTTTTTGATTTTTCCCAAGTATTTTAACAAGTTGTTTTTCGGTTATAATCATTTTCATACCATATAAATACTAAAAATTTTCCGAATTTGTATTGTGTATCCAAAAAAATAACTATCTTTGTTTTAATTATAAATGATAAACATATGAAAAAATTATTATTTTTATTATTAATTCCGTTTCTTTTTGGATGTGAGCCATATATAGATCCGATTGATCCACATTTAAGTGGAGGAATTTGGATATTTTATGATTATGATATTATCACACTAATTCCTAATGAATTAATAATCGAATCCGATACCATTTGTTTAGGTGGTTTAAATTATCATTTAACCCCAATTGATAAAAGATTTATTAAAAATCAAACAAAATGGGAATTTGACGACAATAGTTTTTCATTATATTGCGACATTAATGATTCCATTCAATCACGCATCAGATTTGATGTAATATATCCGCCATATACATACGATGAAATAACAATAAATAATTTAACATATAATTTTGTTATAAATTCGGCATACCCAAGTAGGCTAGCATTATTAACCCCGCCAGTCAGAGCTGACATATATCTATTAAACGGAGATGAATATAAAAAAATTAATGTACAAATTTTATTGAAATTTATGCGGGAATAATTATTGATGTGGCCTTTAAACTTATCTTAGCATCTATGAAATAGATTTTCTTTTATTATATTAAGATCGTTTGAACTATAAATATCGGCAGTCCATCCTTTATAATAATCTATGACGTGTCTTCCTAATTCTGAAATAGATTTACGACGAATTTTTAAATCGCCACATGTTTTTAATAAATTTCTAGTTATATACACATAATTATTTGGCGACGATAACACCCAAATATTGTTATGTTTTGTTTTAACAGTTACATCTAAATTAATTTCAGAAACGCCTGTAATACATCTTCTATCTATATTTTTTCTAATATTTCTATTTTTATTAGACTCACATCTTTTGTTTTTTAAAATAATAGATTTATCATATCCATAAATTTCTTCATATGTTTTCCCCCTAGTACTTGATCCAAAACGATACCTAAGTTCATCAGATGGATTATAATGTCCGCCAAAACCCCCATCATTTAAATTTGTCAATGGACCATTTTTAATGTCAATCCTTCCAATATGTTTAATCATATCAGACTCACTTATATATGCTTCAGTTTCGGTTATATTAGTAAAATATTTAATGATAATGGGATTTAGATTTAATCGTTTTATTTTATTTATCTTATTAATTTTTAAATAATTTTTATCATAAGACGAATTTTGTAGATGTTTTAGATATCGTTTTCCATATCCTTTTCCAACATAGAATGGCTCGTATTTAAAAATATATTTACCATATGTGAAATTGCCAGATTTTCTAGGATCTAAATACACATATACATAAAAATTATTCATCATAAATTTCGGGATGTCTTATAGCAAATATTTTTATCAATTGGCCAGCCTTTGCATTACTTTCATCTTCAATTTCACCTCCAATGTCGGGCGGTTTAATTTTTAATCGGCCCTGTTCAAATTGTTTATGGTGATTAAGTTCATGGGCTAAACTTCTCATAATATCAACCAACATTCTGTTTTTACCATATACTTTAATTATTTTATTTTCTTTGGCATAATCATAATTGGCCATAGTTTTTAAATGCTCTCTTTTATTTAATATAGCAATGGTTGGAATATGCTTGATATCTAATTCTTTTTTAACGAATCTTGCAAACTCATATAGTTTTTCTTTTTTATTATCGTCTAAAAATTCCATATTAAGCTAGATTAGGTTCTACTGAAACTGGATTCATCGCAATACCGCTTTTATCTAAAATTTCATAATGTAAATGCGGCCCTGATGATATGCCAGGATGTGGATCATTTCGTCCTCCGCCAGAATACCCTATTATTTGTCCCTTTTTAACTTTTTCTCCTTGTCGAACAATCATTTTTCCTAAATGACAAAATTTTGTTTCCACATTTATATGATCTAATTTAATGAACCCCCCGCATGCATTTGGCGTCGTATCACGAGAATCCAATACTACGCCATCTAATGGGGCATATACTGGAGAATTTGAAGGGGTGGAGATGTCAACACCTTTATGATTTTTAGTCGCCCCCTTAATTCCCGTATTTCTTGCTCCGAACCAGCTAGTAATTGGTTTTTTATGTCCCAATGGATGCATCATCTGATCGCCTTTCGGAATGTTTTTAGCAAATTTATTATTAGAAATATTTCTTATTTTTGATAAAATCCCTTCTTTTTTATTATTAGAAAAATTTTTTGATAAAGCGTCAGTTTCTACATTTTTGTTTGTCATTAAAAATTTAACCAGTTTTGATAAATTAGGCGCTTCTTTTTCCAAATCTATACTATCAGAAGCATCGCCTTTTAAATTATTAACTAATCCTTCAATTTGTTGTTCTGTTAATTTAATCTTCATATTAATGAGTTGTATGTATATAATTATATTGTTTTTGGTATTTATGCGTATAATGTCGATAAATTTTTTACTTCAAGCAATTAGGATCATTCATCTTGGTAGTTATAATGAAACTGAAGTACGAATGATATACGATTATTTAAGAAACCTTGACAATATCGCATTAAATGATTATTTTGGATCACATACAGTTTTACAATATAATAACGACCTAGAAATTTGTATTGAGGTAATTGATAAAATGATAAAGATCTTAGAAAAAAAAGAAGAATACGAAAAATGTCAGGTACTATTAAATAAGAAGAAAGTGTCATTAGACATAATGAGCATAAATGTTGACAGATATGAGCATACTTGAAATGTCAGAAGAGGAAAAAAAAGAGATCCTTGAAAAGCACAAAAAAGCCGCAAAAGAATTCTATCAAAAAAAAGCAGATGAAAAATCTGGACTAAAGCCAAAGCCGGCAGAGAAGCCAGCAGAGAAACCAGCAGAAAAATAATTTATACGGGAAAATTTTCCGTTGTTTGTTCTGTTATAATAGGTTCTTCCAGCATAATTGGTTGTTCATCCATTATAACTAATGGTTGTTCATCTATTATAGGCTGTTCTACTATAACTATAGGCTGTTCTACTATAACTAATGGTTGTTCATCCATTATAGGTTGTTCTAACCAGTTTAACGGTTCTTCTGGAATAAGCTGTTCCACTATAACTAACGGTTCTTCTGGAATAATTGGTTGTTCATCTATTGGTATTTCCATTATAAAAGATGATCCGTCATAATCATCATTGTCGGGTTCTATTTCATTTTTATAAGATTTATCGCCCAATGTTCTAGGCCAATAAAATCGGTCCCCAAGTGGATGCTCAAGTAATTTTGGATGATTACATCCTGTATGCGCAACGCTAGCAGTATTTCTCACAACAGGAAATGTTTCAGCTCGTTCATTTTGTTGCCAGAGTTCCCACGTTGTATAGAGATGGCTGTCAGGTTCATAGGGAACAACAAACATCTTAATATCCTTATCCATAAAGTATTGTGAAACCAGTGCGTCATCAGATAGCGTTCTTCCAAGATAATAATCAAAAAAATCTTGATCAAATAATTTCTTTTTATATGATACCGATTTATAATGTTGAAGTGAATGGACGGCTCTAACTTGAGTGACGCATATTATCCAAGAATCTCTGATATCGCCTGGAATGGATTGATGTAATAAAATGTCAGATCCTCTTCCCTCATAACAAATACAAGAATTGGGATTTAGATTTTTTTGATACTTTCTGTGTTCGGAAATCATATCAGAATGATATATAAGATCGTCATCAACAACAAGTAATATTGTTTCAGGATCTTTAACTCTTTTTAAAGTAGGTACAAGTTTTGTTGGGGGTCCAATATCTTTTGGCCTAAAAATTTTTAAATTATTATATTTTAATTTACATTCCTCTAGCCAATCAGGTATCGCATATAGTTCTTTGGTTATATTATAAATTCTAGGAATGTTAAAATGTACTTCATAGTCGTCGTCATGCTGTGTACAAATAGAATCAATAACATCCCTTAATCCAGATTCAATCGGAGCGGCCAATCTTTCAGGAACAGTTGTTAATGTAATTATAAGGCTAGGATACACTTCACTACCATGATCTATTTTTACTTCAATATAGCCTTCATTATATTTTGAATTAATTTCATTTTTAATATCGATCCTTATTTTATTCATATCTCTAAGTAAAATTGCTCTTCGTCCAATTTCTTCCAACCCTAAAAGATTTTCATTTCCGCTTTTAATCGCCGATTCTAAATTCCATATTTCGCCGTGTAATTTATAAAGTCGCTCGAGATAAGATAATGCCCCATCGTAGTTTCGCATTTCATCAAATAGATCGCGCATTTCTTTCGAAGTGTCGATTTTTCCCCTTTCGAATTTTAATTTGCAAATTGCATATCTATCAATTATTTCACCAATTGCTATTTTCATATTAATTTTTTATTTAATAATTATACCCGAATTAATTTTCTCTTCTTTCTTCTGGGCTGTAATGTTTTATTCTTTCATGCCAAATTGGAGATGCCATAAGCACGCCTGCAGTTACTTCTCCTGCCTTTATTAAGTTATACACATGAGAGCTCCATGTTTGTTCATATGGGTGCGCCCATTTAGTGTCAATAAAGATTTTTCTATTGCCATCTTTAGATACAATAATTGGCCAATTGCAATAATTAACATCGCCTACTAGATATGCCACACCATTATATATTTTGATGTGTTTATAATTAGCAAGAGGAGAATTTGGATCTAGTCCGCTAACTGGTAATTTATCATAATCTGGCCAATCACGAGTACGAACATCCTGTGGTACATTATACCACGGAAGAGATTTATCATTATCGAAATATACTTCAGTAAATGATAGTTTCAAAAAGTCAAAATTTTCTCTCATTATTATTTTATGAGCGATATCATATAAACCAGGAACATATTTTCTAAATCCGTTTCTACAAAATTCACCAGATAATTCTGAAGAATTAATAGTCATATCATCTTCGAAAAAAACCATAAAATCAGCATCGGATTCATGAAAATGTTCTGCCGCTTTTTGTCTACCCCCGCATATTCCTGTATTGTATTCCATTTTAATATGTTCCATATTATATTTTTTCGCTATAGCTTCATTATCATCAATGGCTTCTTTAGATGCAGAATTATCAATAAGAATTAAATGAGGTTTTGCTAGCCATTCTGGAACTTTTTCCATTGAGGATAAAAGATACAGAAGTTGTTCTGGAAAATTAAATGTTAATATATAGAGATTGGTTTTTATTTTTTCTAAATTATAATCAGTAATAGGAATATTAACATTTTTCTTGGTTTTAGGTATAGGTTCCAAAACAACTTTATCATTTGCAAGAGCATCTGCGAATTTAACTATTAGCCCATTTTCATCCAAAGAGTACCTTCTATATATATGTGGCTCTCGATACGCCATAATAGAGAAAATACTTTCTTCAGTGCCCATCAGTCCTTTCGATAAGGTATCATGAAGTAAATGCCAATATGTTGAATTTCCTTCATGGATAATATCTTTATGCCCCCCAAATAATCCACCTCTACAAACATACTTTACAGGTTCTTTTGTATATTTGTTTAATTCAGTATATGTAAATCCATGTATTTCATTAGTTGCTTCATATGGGTAGCTTAGAAATAGAAATGTTTCTAGATATGGAATTATTTTATCTAGAATTCTATATTCTGTAAAATATTTTTCGTAAACACTGAATGTAATTCCACCATCTAGCCAAAGAAAATAATCCGTATTAAATGGGTTCCATACTGTCACATTATGTAACAACGAATATTTTGACATTACGATTGGATTATACCATTCCAATTTTGCCTGCGGAGAATCTGTTAACCATCCAGCTTGATTATACCATAATGGGTTCTCTCTAATTTTTTGGGTTTTATCCCAGAAATCTCCATACAAATCTTTTATGTCTTGTAATTCAAAAACCCTAACAAATGTATTTTCTTTTTTTCTTTTTTCCCACACAATATATTCATATTCTTTAGGAATGAGCACAAATAAATTACAATCAATATCTAATACATTTTTAAATTGCTCGATATATGTGTCAAAAGGGCGATTAGATCTTCCAATATTCCATAATCCTGTGACAACAGTTAAATTTTGTTTTTGAGGTTTTATATCTGCGTTATTCACAACAATTTCAGTTTTCTCTTTGTTTTTATTTTTTGGTTTCTTAATATACATATCCTCTAAAAATAATCCATCCATTTCAGTATTATTATACACCTGAAATGCTTCCTTATATGTATTTAGAATAGGTTTTCCTGACACATTGAATGATGTATTGAGTAGTACCCCAATACCTGTCTTTTTTTTGAATTCAGTTAGTAAATTATATAGCCATGGATTCTCGCTATGAGTAACAGTTTGTATCCTTGCTGTTCCATCAGTATGTGTTATAGATTCTAATTTCTCTCTGTACTCAGGTTTAACCTTTGGACAATAACTCATCCATCGGCTTGGTTTATCCCATTCAAAATATTCATTAACATCCTCTAATCTAACAACAGGAGCAAATGGGCGATACCATTCTCTGTTTTTAACTTTCTTATTTAAAATATCTTTCATTCCATTAATTGAAGGATTGCAAAGAACACTACGATGACCCAATGCCCTTGGTCCATGCTCCGATTTTCCCATTACAACCCCAATAATACTTCCACAAGCCAAATCATTAGTCAATTCGTCAATACCGTAATAAATTTCTTCATCAGCAGTATAATTCATTAATGCGTCAGGATCTAAAATTTCCAAACCGCTATATGTAACGTCAACTGGCTGTTCAGGTATAATACGACTACATAACATACCAACAGTTAATCCACAATCATTTGGATTTGGAGAAATAAAAACTTCTTTACCCATATTAACCAAGATTGTATTCAATAAAATATTAAGAGCTCCTCCACCAGTAATGTGAAGAGGTAAATGAGCAAATAACTCCATATATGGCTTTAAAAATTCAAGAATGTTTTGTTCAAAAACAAATTGACTTGTTGCGGCCAAGTCTTTACTATCTTCTTCTGATACCAGATCATTTTCATCAAGAACAATATTAAGCTTATTGAACATAGCTTTAATCTGACTAATATGATCCACATGAGGCCCTAATGAATACCATTCCTTTAATCCCTCAATCCATTGTTCCCGAACTTTTCCATATCCAGCCAATCCCATTAGTTTTCCAGCATAGACTAAATTTCCAATGTCATATGTATTTTCGTGTCTTATTGATTTAAGATAATGACCGATCATTCCGTAACATACGCCATAATTCACTTCTAATACCTTTAATGTTTCAAGGTATTCTCTTTTTTTCCCTCTATAAAGTATAAACCATCCATCACTTCCACCCCCATCAAAAGATAAAATTAACGCTTCATTATGGGGTGATTGATATAGCGATCCATAAGCATGACTTACATGATGATACGCTCTGCAGTATTCTTTTGACGGAAAATATCTTTGTATTTCATCTAAATTAACTGCGTCATAAAAACATAAATCAAACTCTCGAATGTTATATTTGGTTCTGAATCGATTTAGAATCCAATTGAATATTAACTCTTTGTTTTTAACGATAGTAGCGTCATAGGAATATAGTGCCGCATTTTTCTTGCCAACTAATCTTTCAATTTCGATAACTTCTTTTATTTCGTCATTAATTGCCAAACTAACCGCAGCATTATGTGATCCATGAATTGCTAGTATGCTAAAATCTTTACTAGCTTCTTTTAATCTATTTTTTATTGGCTCTAATTCTGGAAGAGCTCTTAATTTTTCCAAATCCCACAATCCCAATATTTTTCTCATACCGTCATCATA